GTATAACATAGGGTATCATAATTTAAAAAGAGATTTAAATAAGGTACTAAAAGAAATTAAAACATTATGCAATTATTTGAGATAAGTTTAATTGTTAACTTTGGATTGATAATATTGTGTCTATCCTTAGTTTATCCTAAAGCCTTAGTATGGTATAGGAAAAGACAGAAACGTAGAGAGAACCTTTCTAAACTAGAGAGAGCTAATTTAATTAAGACTATTAGAGTAGAAGTTAGAAGGTATCTACAAGAATTACAAGAATAATGATAGAAACACTATATATATTATTAGCGTATGCAATTATAGGTAATATGATTGCGTATGATTTTACACCCCTACAGCCGGCTAAAGACAGATTCATCGAGTTCTTCAATCGTCGTTCGACGAGATTACTCTTCTCCCTATTCGATGGTGTCTTAAACTGCTCGAAATGTGCAAGTTTCTGGATAACCTTGGTAGGTCGAGGTTCCATATTGGACGCAGCAGTAGCCGGTATGTTAGGGTATTTAGTAAATTATATGTACGATAGAATAAAGTTATGGTATGAGAGCTGATTATAAGGAATGGCTATTGAATGAGTTTGCTACTAAATGGATGGGTAGAACTGTAAGAGGTGATGTATTAAATGCTTATTACAAAGCAGAGATGATACTAAAAGGTAGACATGCAATACAAAAGAGGTCGTGTGGTTGTCAGTACGGGAGTATGGCACGCGCAGTTGATAAACTTTATAATGATTGGGTAGCTAATGAAAAAAGATAACTACCTATCAGACGATGAGATATTCGAAATACAATGTGCATTATACAATAATGTACCTACTCCATTAGATAAATGGATACCAGAACCTATAGAAGAGGATACTTGGTTAGAGGATCAATTACTAGAGGGAGAAATAGCGATAGAGTCTAGTCAAGATAATTATGTATGGACTAACTTTGGTAGATCTTTTAATTTAAAATATAAGAGAATGTTAAAGGGTACTATACTGCCTAGAGACTTTATTATGGTATTTAGAGAAGATAGACTAAAGGCATCAGAGTTATTTAAAGAAAATGGCTTTGAGTTTAACTATAAGGAGATATTAGATAGATATAAGAAGTATAAATGGCCATTAATAATTCCTAATTCTTATAGAAAAAAAGTGTCACTTTAGTTGGTAGTCTGGTAGAAAGTTCGTATATTGTAGTAT